AAAGAATATAGTGGCCATGTCATCTAACAGGGGTATGGCTTTAGATACCTTTCGCAAGGTAGTTGAAGTCATTGAGGATAACCCAATGTTGATGGCTCAGGTAAAGCAAATCCGCGTGGCTAATGGTCAGGAATCAGTAGAGCTTCTCAATGGGGCTAGATATGAGATAGTCGCGGCAACACGAGATGGTAGCCGTGGTAAGACCGCGGATTTGCTCTACATTGATGAGTTACGTGAGATTGATGAAGATTCTTGGACAGCTGCTAAGCCAATTACTAGAGCAAGGCCAAATAGCCAAATATTTATGACTAGTAACGCAGGGGATGCCTATTCAAGCGTACTTAATGACTTACGATCTAAAGCATTGTCATATCCACCGCCTACAATGGGCTATTGGGAATACAGCGCGGATGATTTTGCCAAGATAACGGATAAGAGCGCTTGGTATCAGGCTAACCCAGCATTGGGCTACTTAATTGATGAATCAACCATTGAAGAAGCAATAGCGACATCTAGCGTCGAAGCTACACGCACCGAAACGCTTTGCATGTGGATTAGCGCGCTTAAATCGCCATGGCCACACCAAGCATTTGAGGATTTAGGCTTTGCAGAGCTAAAACTAGAGCCAGGCAGGCTGACTATATTTGGCATGGACATATCGGTTAACAAGAAGATGGCAAGCCTAGTTGCTGGGCAGATTATGGATGATGGCAAGGTGGGCGTAGGCGTTATAGCGCAATTTGAAAGCCAAGTAGCCATAGATGAACTTAAAATGGCTATTGAAGTCAATGAATGGGCTAAGCAATACAAACCCAGGATGATTTGCTTTGATAAGTACGCCACCATGAGCGTTGCTGAGCGATTAAGCCAATCAGGCCATAAGATTCAAGATATGTCTGGAACTGTGTTCTATCAGGCTTGCTCTGATCTATATGACAGCATAGTTAACTCTAGGATTGTACATGCTGGGCAACAATCGCTAGTTGATAGCATGAATAACTGTGCAGCTAAAGAATCGGATGCGGGGTGGCGTATCGTGCGCCGTAAATCGGCTGGGGATGTGTCAGCTGCCATCTCATTAGCCATGGTGGTGCATCAATTGCTAAAGCCACAAAGCAAGCCACAAATTTATGGGTGAAATGCTAGATATGTCCGTTTTGTGTGCTATCATTAAACGATGGGTCTATTTGATCGGTTTCGCCCTACAAAGATAGAGGCGCAAGCTGCACCACAGCTAATGACAGATAGTTTTAATTACTATCTGCCAACAGTTCTTACTTCCGTTTCACGCGATGAAGCAATGACAGTTCCCAGCGTATCAAGATGCAGAAACCTTTTAGCTGGAACAATTGCAAGTTTTCCTTTGTGCTTATACAAAAAATCAACCGGTGAAAAACTTGGCAAGCCACTATGGCTAGAGCAACCATCTGTACATCAGCCATTAAGTACCACATTAGCTTGGACAGTTGACAGTTTATTATTTTTTGGTGTTGCTTATTGGCGCGTTACTGAAACTTATTTTGATGATGGAAGGCCAGCAAGATTTGAATGGGTTGCACCTGGTCGCGTTTCTTTCCGCACCGATTCCAATAGCAATTACATAGTTCAATATACAATTGATGGCACAGATGTTCCAATGAGCGGCCTTGGATCACTAATTACATTTACTGGACTTGATGAAGGTGTATTGCAGCGTGGCGCAAGAACTTTACGCTCTGCAATTGATTTAGAAACTGCGATGCGCGTTGCATCAGCAACCCCAATGCCATCTGGCGTTATTAAAAATAGTGGCGCTGATTTATCGCAAGAAGAAGTGCAAGCAATTCTTGCTTCTTGGAAGTCTGCACGTGAGCGCAGGTCAACTGCATACTTAACTAGCACTTTAGATTATCAGCCAACAGCGTTTAGCCCACGCGACATGATGTTTGTAGATGCAGTTCAAAGCACAGCAACACAAATTGCACGAATGATGAATGTTCCAGCATATTACATAAGCGCAGACCAAAACACGTCAATGACTTATGCAAACGTGCAAGATGAACGCCGTCAGTTCGTTTCTTTATCTCTCGCGCCGTATGTCCATGCCATACAAGATCGCTTATCAATGGATGATATTACGGCGCGAGGCAACATTGTAAAGTTTGACGTTGAAGATGCTTTCCTTGCTGTAAATGCATTGGAAAGATTAGCCGTCATTGAAAAAATGCTAACCCTTGGCTTGATTACAGTAGAACAAGCCATGGAAATGGAAAACCTATCACCGAATGGAAATGAAGATGCACCTAACGTTTACTAGCGGTTTAGAATGCTCAATATCTGAACGCACCATCTCAGGTAAGATTGTTCCTTTTGGCGGCGAGATTGGACAAACATCTGCCGGCAAAGTTGTCTTTGAAAAGGGATCAATTGAGATTCCAGAAAGCCCAAAGCCAAAACTATTACTAGAGCATGATGCAAAGAAGCCGATTGGTCGCATGGTTTCTTATCGTGAAGATGAAGATGGCATTTATGCAACCTTTAAGATTTCAAATACAACACGCGGAAATGATGCGCTTATTGAAGCATCAGAGCAACTACGTAGCGGATTATCTGTTGGCGTAGAAGTTATTGATGGCAAGCGCGAAAAAGATGTTTACCGCGTTTTATCTAGCCGAATGGCTGAAACAAGTCTTGTTCAAGCTGCTGCATTCAAAAGTGCAGAAGTTTTGAGCGTTGCTGCTTCTGAAGATGAAGCTGCAAAAGAAACACCAACCCAAAACGAAAGCGAGGCTGTTGTGGAAGACACAACAAACGCCGTAGCCGTTGCGCCTGAGGTTGAAGCCCCTGCGGTTCAAGCTTCGCGCCCAACTGTTACAGCACCAATGTATACCAAGCCAAGAATCCAGGTAACCCCTGCTCTTTATGTAGAAAACACAGTACGTGCAGCTCTAGGATCAGAGGAAGCACGTCAATGGATTGCAGCAGCATCCGATACTGATACCACAACCGATGTGCCAGGTCTTGTACCAACACGTCAACTAGCTGAGGTAATCAATCCTAAGTCAACTGGAGTTCGCCCAACAATTGAAGCAATTTCAGGTGGCGTTCTTCCTGATGCTGGAATGAAGTTTCAGATTCCACGCGTTAAAACTGCGCCAACAACTGCACAGGTAGCTGAGGGTGGAGCATTTTCAGATACTCAGGTTGAGATTGAGTATCTTGATGTAAATGTCAAGAAGTTTGCTGGAATGCAGAAGTTCAGCGTAGAGGTCCTTGACAGAACTTCGCCTGCGTTCTTTGCAGAACTTACAGCACTCATGGCTGATTCTTACGCTAAGGCAACAAATGCTTATGCATTTGATGAGATTGCAGCAGTTGCAACAGTTGATGCAACAACAATTACCCTTCCATGGGATGGTGCAGAGCTAAGCGGTTATGTTGCTCGCGGAGCAGCTGCTATCTATGCAGATACATTTGATTTCGCAACTGGTTTAATTGCATCACCTACACAATGGGGAAATCTCATTGGTTTAGTTGATTCTTCAAACCGCCCAATCTTGAACGCAATCCAGCCACAAAATGCTGGCGGTTCAGTTGGAGTTGGCGCAATTCGTGGAAACGTACTTGGACTTGATCTATTCGTTGATTACACACAATCTGGCGATGGAGATGCAACTCTTATGATCGTTTCACGCGATGCATTCACCTGGTACGAATCACCACGTCTACAGCTCCGTGCTGAAACTGTTGGTTCAGGCAAGGTTGAGATTGGACTCTATGGCTATGGCGCACTTGCGACCAAGAAGCCAAAGGGTGCATTCAGATTCAACAAGGCTTAATTAGCCTAGTCGTAGAGTTACCCCGGCGCACAGCCCTTGCGCCGGGGCTAACATTAGAAAGGATAAACAATGCCAGCAACATACGTTACTGAAGCGGAACTGCGTTCTGCTCTTGGCATTGGTGCTTTATACAGTTCAGCAGTAGTGGAAGAATGCTGCCAAGCAGCAGAAAACATTGTAAAAAGCAAGTTGTGGTTTAACACCCAATCCGTTTACGCATTGGAAGCAACAGGCACAACAGGGCGCATTTATATTTATGAAAACATTAAGCAATTTGTGGTAGGAGATACCATTACTGTTGAGCATGTCCGTCAACACTTTAATGGATCACAAACAATTACTAAAGTAGAAGATGATTGGCTAGAGTTTGTTAATGCACAAATTGTTACACGTGCTTATCACAGTATAGCCCCTTGGGGTCGTGTTTATGGAACACAGAACGTAGATTACTCAACTTTAGCTGAAGTTAATGAAGCATCACTTATGATTGCTGTTGACATTTGGCAGGCTCGCCAAGCTTCAAACGCTGGCGGCATTTCACCAGACTTTCAACCTTCGCCGTATCGCATGGGCAATACTCTAATGGCACGTGTTCGCGGTTTACTTGCGGATCACTTAGCGCCGGGCGGTCAAGTAGGATAATGTCAGCAATCTCTACCCTACGAGGAACAATCGCAGCCGCGCTAACTGACAATACGGCGTGGCAGGTGTTTTCCTTCCCACCTGCCACCCCGCTTGCTAACAGCATTGTAGTGCAACCTGGTGATCCTTATATTGAGCCAAGCAACGACCATTACAAAACCATTAAGCCTAAGGTTAACTTTAAACTGATAGTGTTAGCACCTATGTTTGATAATCAAGGCAACCTCATTAACATTGAAGATTATTATCTTAATATAGTAAACAAGCTGGAAGCATCATCAATTGCATACTCAATTGGAACTTTCAGCGCCCCGGCGGTCTTAACCGGAACAGCAGGAGATCTGTTGTCCGGTGAAGTATCAATCAGCGTTCTATCCGATTGGAGCTAAAACATGGCTGATGTAGACAAAGAACGCGAGGCTTTCCTTGCCAAAATTGGCCAAGTAGAGCTAAGCGAAAAAGCACCAAAACCAACAACTAAGAAAGATGAGGAATAGCAATGGCTGTTTTTCTTAATAACAAAGTTGGTCTTAAGATTAACGCTGTTGATCTGAGCGACCACGTAACAAGCGTTACACTTAATCAGGCAGCAGATGAGCTTGAAGTTACCGCTATGGGCGATACAGCTCACAAGTTTGTAAAAGGCTTGGAATCTGGAACGCTAACTGTTTCATTCTTGAATGACACAGCAGCAACAAACGTAATGGCAACTCTTCGCGCAGCATTTGGCACAACTGTTGCCGTAAAAATGCTTCAGGAGAAACTAACTGCTGTCGGTGCAACCAATCCGCTTTACACCTTTGATATTTTGGTCAATAACCTGACCCCAATCAATGGTGGCGTTGGCGATATTGGAACACAGGACATCACCTTTACGCTAAACTCTGTTGTAACGATAGCCGACACCGGCACGTTCTAATTTAACAAAGGGGCAAAAATGGCAAGGCTAAAAGTAACAAGGGCAGATGGCAGCGAATCTATTCATGAGATTACGCCTGTTGTTGAGTATGCTTTTGAGCAACATACCAAAAAAGGGTTTTATGTTGCCTTTCAGGTTGATCAAAAGCAGAGTGATATCTACTGGCTTGCTTGGGAATGTCTGCGTAGAGCAGATGCGCCCGATGTGTTTCCATTTGGGGAAAAGTTTTTAGCAACCTTAAAGGCTGTTGAGGTTCTAGGTGAT